TGAAAGCCAAATAAACGAATGGTCGTTACTCCTTGAACATGATGAAATTCCCATGGGACCGAAGCCCCATGGAATGTCTAGTATTTAGTCTAGCTATTAAGCGCCAGAAGTATCTGTAGAACCGTCGAGTGATTCCCACCATTGATAGGCGAGTGTCACACCGTATTCTTCAATCTGATCGCCTAGTCCCCAATCAAGATCGATTGGAGCAACATCAGTAGGAAAGCAGCCAACAATCTTATATGACTTAATTGGTGGACCAGCTTTACTGAATTGTGTTACTAGTGCGTCTGACTGATATGAGAACGCTGCTAGAGCTTGTGGAGCACGAAGGTTAGAAACGTGACCATTGATTAGGTTCAACCATGTTTCTAAGTTTCTACGGGCAACAAAGTTTTCATCATTGATAATAGTGAATGACCAATCTGGAAATGTTCTTGTTCCAGCAACTTTAATTGTTCTGCCGAAATAAGGAACTTCGATATTTGATACACCATTACCTGGGAGTGAGGTTGCCCTCACTCTGAAGATGACATCTGGGGTCAATGGCGCAGCACCAAGAATTGGTGGTAGAGCCATTACAACTTCGAATAAACTTGGACGAGCGCCGTCGTTTATTAGTGTTGCTCTGAATGCGTTGACGTTAAAAGCCATTTGTGATTTCTCCTTTTCCTTTATTTATTAGAATTTGCCAACAATTTCGGCGAAATCAACACCAGTTCTAACGGCCACAAAGTTAAGATGAATAAAGTTGATAGAACGGGCTGGCTTGATGTAAATGTCCCCGACGAATTGATTACTATCGATGACTTGTGGTGTATTGTTTGTTTCGTCACAAACTACTTTATAGTCATAGATACCACGACGACCTTTAACGTCTCGTAGGAATGGTTCTACAAGAGCCCTGAATTGTGATCTTGTAAACTCATCGTTGAACTCAAAGAGTGAATACTTAGCTGCTTTGGAGATTGACTTTTCAAGAACGATAAACAATCTACGAACATTGATACGATCAAATGCTGATGGCTTTGTCTGTAGTGTTTTATCACCATAGAGAACAGTACCTTCGCCTTTGAATGTAACAACTGGATTGATGTTGTTCTTATAAAGATTATCTCTGTCAGCTTTAGTTGGTTGCCAAGAAAGTTTAGTAACATTCTTGATCTGACCACGGTTAAGACCGGCTGGTGAGAACCAAGCGTCTCTTGTCTGATCGGTGCGGGCACAGAGGCCAGCAACGTCACCATTGAGAGGAATCCAACGATAAACATTGTTATACTTGTCAAACTGCTTCTTCCATCCTGAGTCCATGAAGGCATATGAAGATGAACCAAAGAAATCTCTAGTTAGAATTGATTTTGTAACTTCGCTACCAGGCTGATCAACAACGTCTGTGTATTGTGGTGAAACGAATACAACAACGTCGCCACGACCGTATGTGCCACCAGGAGCAGCAATATTGTCAATAACATACTTTGTAACATTGTTTGATGAATTACCCATCATGATTAATGATGTATCATAAGCATCAGTATCAGAGAATCTTACATATGCATTCTGAAGCTGTCCATCATTTGGAGCAGCTAAGACACCACCAGCGAGTGTAACATTAACGTTAGCAGCACCCTGGGTGAATGATGTTCCTGATGCTATTGATCCCCATGTTGTAGTTTGAACAACAGGAATAGTTGTGTTAGAAATCATATGATTGATTGGCCAAATGAATGCTGAACGATCAGCAAGAACATTGACCCAGTAGTTTGATGAACCATCATCGTTGGTTGCGTCAACTGCTTTAGAAAGATTTGAGTAAATCTCTAGAACAGAATTGGCAATACCACCAGTAAAGGTACCTTTAGTATCTAGAACAACGATGTGTAATTCATCGTTAGCACCACCACGAGTGTTAGCATATGCTGATGTACCTGGAGGTGCAGCAAATCTAGGTGCTTGATCCCAGTTAGTCCATTCTGTTGCTGATGAAGAAATACCAGCATTAGCAAACAAACAAACTCTGATATCATTGCCTAGTGTGCCTGCATAGCGGGCAGCAAACATACCGGTATTTGCTGGATTGGTCCCGAATACGTCCCAATTGGTATCCCAATCGTCTCTATTTTTAATAAGGGCTGCTGTGTTACCGGATGTAGCGCATTTTGCAGCGAATGTATTGGCTGAGCGAACTACTCTGAGGTTATCACCATAAGCCAAGAAGTTAGCTGCGGTGAAGAATGAAACTGCTGAATTATTTGAAGGTTGACCGAACCAGCGAACTAGTTCAATCTCATTAGCAATTGTTTTAACCTCGTCAATAGGACCCCAATCAAAGTTTCCGGCAAATGCCCCTTCTGTAGTAGATGCGGCAGGAACAACGGTCGTTAAGTCAATTTCGGACCATGTCACGCCTGGGGAAAGTGAATATGCCATCTTTTACTCCTTTGTAGGTTGGAATGGTGTTAAAATCCATTTCAACCAATATTTATCGTTTTGATGTTTTTCAGAACTATAGCCGATCATCCCACTTATATCCAAGATCATCAAACGGGTATAGTTGTTCTCTTTCACGAACCCATCGTTCACCACTAGCATCTATCTCGTCCACAACCTCATCTAATCCGTTATCAATGAAACCAAAAGGCACATTATCTACATCTTGTAAGTAAGATATCTCTTTCTGTAGAGCATATCGTATATCATTAGAAACGGTTTCTTTGAATAGCTTCTGGGCTGTTAACCAACCAAAATGAACCAGCGTCATAGCTAGATCATCGTTTGCCCCTTCCTCAGCCGCAAAGGTTTTCTTTGTAGATGAAAAAGAGTATAATTCTGTAATCGTATCCTCATCATTAAGTATTAGTTTATCGTTCTCTACTAGCGTCTTAAGGTTAGCACAACCAATCATCTTTGACTGGGCTGTGATCTTGAGACCAAATGCTAGTTTATTCTTACCGGCAGCAAAGCCACCTGAGGCCTGCATACCTTGTTTACCTTTTAACTGAAACTTTAGCAGATTTTCATATGCCAGTTCATAGTGTAAAATGTCTGCGACCTGTAGACCAATAGAATTGATTTCAATAAGAACGAAAGCCTCGTTGTATTTCTTTGCGGCTGAGTAGATAACTGCCGGTAGAAGCATCGGGCTAATTTCGTTATTTCTATATTTAGCTACCTGACGATATGGTATTTGTGTGACATCAAAGATAGAGAATGATGAGTAGTCCAGTCCCTGACCTTCTGACACGTCGGCGCACAATACATAGGTATGTTTAGGTTCTGGTTGCTCAAAGATGTCCATACACTCCATACGAGTGATTGGCTCTTTCCAATGTAACATAGCAAGTTTAGCACCGCTGATTAGTGTATTAGATGAACCTAAGAACTCACAACCAAACTCTTGGTCAAACTGACGTTGACTAGTGTTTCGTATAGTTTCAGCCGCCCATTCATCATCTCTGCCTGGCACCATTGACCAGTGGATCTCAATAGGCTGATATGTGCTAGTCTTGTCTATAGCTTTCTGCCACATCTTATAGAATAGGTTCATACCGTTTGGTGTAGAAACGATAACGACCTTAGATGTTTTACCAGATGAAATAGTAGGATAAGTTGAGTTAAAGAAGTCTTCAGCAATGTTGTTTGGAACGAACGCAAACTCGTCCAGAAAGATTAGGTTAAACGAGAAACCACGAACTGATGATCCGCTGGTGGAGTCAGCTAGAACTCTTGAACCGTTGGCAAGATAGATAGAACCTTTGTTCCATTCTTTGATGCCTTGCTTGAGAAACATAGGTAGATACTCAAAAGCAAGTTTAAGTTTCTGTAGCAACTCACGGGCAGTTGGAGCACGGTTAGCTAGAATAGCGACAACAAAGTTTTCGTTGAATAGAACTTGATGAAGAATATATGCCACACTTGTAGTTGACTTACCAACCTGTCGTGGTAGCTTACAGATAGAGAAACGATTATCATGAAACGTCTGTAGCATCTTCTCTTGGAAGTCCCACATAGCAAATGGGATTAGACCTTTATCGACGTTGATGATTTTGATGTAAGTCTTAGCAAAGTAAACGGGATCGTCAGAACACTTGATATATTCATCAAGCTCTGCCTGGGTAAAAGCGTGGCGATACTGCTCATTAGGCAGATTCGGATTGTTTTGATAACTAAACGGAGTCCTTGCCATCTTCTTTCTGTTTCTTGATAGCAGATAATAACTCTGCCGCTGAACCTACGAATACCGCCTGCTCCACGTTAATGCTTTCGGCATTCTTCTTACGTGGATCAGCCGCTGGATCTGGTTCTTTCAGATCACGCTTCATCTTTTGTAGATTGTATAAATCTTTTGACGTTTCGCCGACTGTCTTAATAAGATTAGCGACGACCTCGAATCCTCGTGCGGATTCATTTTGTCTAGCGATAGTAGAAATGTCTTCAAGGGCATCGTTGCCCTTTTCAATGAGATTGCGTAAAGTATTACGAACTAGTCGGTAATCTTCATCACCATCTTCATCACTTACTGGTTCATATTCAATAACTTCACTCTTCACCTCTTCTTTAGGAACAGGCAAGTGTTCGATGCCTAAAGCATCTGACAGATTTTTCTCAACACCCATAATGTATCCTTACGCTCTCAAGTCTCCTGTTAGTATCCAGGTATTAGCTAAAACCTTTACCGCTGTTGCTGTTAGATATTGTCCAGCAAGGTTTGCCCAGTTGTTTGATGAATGAACGGTAACCGCAGCGTCATTAGCAATAATCTTTGTTGTACCTGAACCATACTGATAAATCTCAATTGATGAACCGATATTAGCGGTAGATAGAAACACTCTATCATCTGGAATGCTGATAAAGATAGTATTTGGATTATTAGCAATAATAATGGAATGCGGAACTAGAATAGCTGAGTTTGAAACTGCACTAACAGGAAATCTTTCTCTGACAGGTCCCAATGTATCAGCAAAACCTGCCGTTGATGTAACAGTACCTGTAATAGTAATGTTACCACCAAGTGTACCTGAAGTATTCTGTAATGCTGTATTTGCTCTAGAGAATGCTGCGTTTGTTGTATTATAAACAATTGATGTATTTGATAGTGTGGCGAACGTAGTGTTGGCCCAAGCATAAGTTGCGACTGTTAGTGTGTTTGCCCAAGCGTTGGCACCAACAGCATTGTTAGCTGAAAGTATAGATGCATAGTTATTACCAGCAGTACCGGTAGCATTTGAGTAAGCATTAGCAGCGGCAAAACCAACGTTGGCATTGTTGTAAGCAGCATTGGCAACTGTGAATACCGAATTGACCGCTGCATAAACAACATTAGAAAATGCAAATTCTACGTTACCAGCAGCAAAGGCAGCATTGGCAGTATTGTATGATGCCTGAATTGTTGTGTTTTGACTGATATCAACGCCATCTAATATTACCGATAAACTAGAGATATTACTATAGACTTCGGTAAAGTTAGCATTGACGTTAGTGAAAGCACTACGAATTGTATCGCCGGTACCGTCATTTGCTACTGTTCCTACATTGATTGTTTTCTGTGCCATTTGCCTTTATCCTAATTCTTTCTTCTATTTATGCGTCTGGCCATTCGGTAATTGTAGTTGTGTAACCGTAATCATCACCGATCTGTGCGTTTATCGGATCAGGTTCAATCTTAATCTCTACCATCTTAGACGGTGGATTATAGAACGAAACTAGCTTTCCGTTAGCATTAGTTGAAACGGCGTGAATATCGGTATTGACTACGAATGTTCCTTGAGTAGCGCCGATAGTCAATAGACCGCTATCTTCTCTGAAACTGAGAACGATACCCTGTGCCGTAGCATTTCTATAACTATCGCCTTGGAAAACTGTGTCTTCTATTTTGAAATGTCCATTAGCATTACCAATGAGCATGTTTGTAATAAATCTAGGATTTAGATTGTTATCATTATAAATGTTAGCATAAACGGTACGAATGATCTTCGGAGTTGATATTGGACCATAGTAATGTAGCTTCATTGTAAAGTTAAGAGTCCAATACACATATCTTACCGAGTCATAGTTTCCTTCGTATTCAATGTTGTTTGTGATATTGTTGAGAATGACCGGAACATCTTTGATGAAACCTAGATCAGGAACCATAGCGGCCGACACTGTAAAGTCAGGATTAAAAAACGGAAGTATCTGTTCAATGATATGTGTTCCGTCGTCGATGTTTCTGGCATAGACGTTTAATTGAAAGTTTAGATCGTAGGGAGCACCCATATATGCTGAAGATGCAGTTGACCCGCCAGTGACCGGTTTAGACGCTTTTAAAAGGCTATTCTGCTTGCGTGAAGCATCGTATGTAATACCTGAAATCTCAAATGACATGCGTGGAAGCAATGTCTGTAGCTGCCGTGTTAATTCCGGATCGGAAAAGACACGGGTGACCATCTTCTCTTTAGGTGAGTAGATTATTGGAACAAGAAAGCGATTAACTTCTTTTCCTGTCTGGTCGTTCTTACGAATGATACTAATATCATCAAATAGTCTTCCGAAGAGGACGACTGCTTTTCTAGTTAGCTGATGATAGTAGTGAGCATTACCGAGCATTATGGTGTTCCAAACGGATTAGTTTCTGACAAGTCTAGTATTAGATCAGCGCCAGTATCAAAGTCTTCGTTGTTAAAGATATCAAACTTAACGTAGTCGTTTCTTTCGTCACCAACACTCTTAACAGTAAATTGAGCACCTGATGTATTACCATACAGAGTATTAGCACCATTTGATGAGAACTGACCACTGATGCCAACGATAAACATTGTGCCGTTTGCTTTATACCAATCTCTGATTTCTGCATGGGCTGTATTGTTAGCCCATGAACCATCAGGACTTTGATATACAACTTCATTATCATAAAAATTATTAAAACCTGTAATAGGTAGATTTAGTTTCTGTGTGTATGCATTTTCTTGTTCAATCTCATCAATTTCTTCAATACCTGTATCAATTGCTTCTTGGCTAAATCTGAATAGTTCGCAACGCATTTCATAGATGTATGGCTCTCTGTTACCGAGAGAATAGAACATAAGTTTCTTTTCAATGAACTTGATTTCAAATAGACGATGCATTAAAGGAACGTAGATTAGATCCCCTTCTTGTGGTCTGATACGCAATGATGTTGGAAGACCTTTGACAAATGCTCGGCGTGATATGACAAAGTTAGATGTGTCTCTAATCTCTAAGCCAAACTTAGAAAAGAAATCACCATCACCCTCAAAGCCCTCAACATTAGCAAGATATGCTTCCATGTTGTATGCTTTTGAGAATTTTGAGTTTTTGTATTCACCAAAGATCATATCGCCGCTGTCATAGGAATCTCTGGGAATGTAGTAGACCTGATGCCCCATGATCTCAATGGACTCTACAATAACATCTTCCATAAGACGATGCTCATTATTAAGTCTATTCTGTCCTGGAAAGTTGTTAAAGTATCTGTTAAGAGCCATTAGCCTACCAAGAATCCTGGAGGGGCTTCGTATGTCTGTCTAATCTCGTTTTCAATCTTTTCAATATCACCAACAGCTTCGTTGTAGATATCAACGCCACGCATTGTTACGCCGCCTGGTAGCTGCATCTTATCAAACTTGGACATGTTTGTGCCCCATTGTTTCTTAACATATGCTGTGGTTAGTTTCTTGAGCATACGATCATTCCATACCTGTGTATATGTATCAGGATCTGTAATGACGAATCCTTCAACGATCATAAACTCGCCAGCTTCAATATCGTTTTCCCAATCCCAATCAACATAGAGCTTATCTGTCAAGCGATTGAAACGAATTGGTTGCTCACCAGTAAACACTAGATCAAGTGTGGCTAGATGCTGCATGGTGAGTGAGTAATTGACATATGATGTGGATGATAGATCCCAAAGATCATTGAGGCGCAACTGGTAGCGAAGGTCAAACATATTCATACCCATCTTATTTTGACCAACTCTAAAAACTCTTGTAGCACCGATTAAACTGTCACTAACGGTAATGTATTTGTTAGTCTTGTCTGTGTTAGTAACCTGATGCTTAACGTATGTGCGTTCGGTGCCATTGAAATGAAACTCATTCCAGTATTCAAACGCAAGTTCTACGGCGTCATTGACCTGCTCATCATCCACGTTGATTTGAACAACTGGATAACCTAATTGACGCAAGCAAAACTCTTTAAGTTCTTCTTTGTTAGCAGGTTTATTTAATGACATTTAGTTGCCTTGTTAGTTAATAACTTTATCCGCTAGAGGACCCTCAGGTGCAGGACCTGGCTGACCTAGCTGAGTCTGTGCCTGCTGACGAATAAAATTAAAAGTATCTAGTGACTGTTCTAGTGGTAACTTAGCGAGACCTGCTAGAATAATGCTTAGCATTTGAACATTCAATTCAAGTTTTACATTCTGATCCAAGATTATATCCTTCTTATGCTGCTGGTGTCCATGGTAGAGTTGCATCTACCACTGGGTTTAGGGATTTGTCGATCTGTTCTTGTATCTGACCATTAACGTGTTCTTCATATTGACCAACGACAACGGCTTGAATCCAAGAAAGAACTGTTTCCTCTGTTAGTTGGTCAAACGGAACGAATGTTGTTCCTGCTGGCATAGTATCGGCAGAGAATGGTGTAGCACCCGAGAATGTTCCAGTATGCTCACCGTCTGTACCAATCTTCTTCCAATACGTCTGAACAACTACATTTGGCGTATTATTTAATGTAGTAGTTTTAAGACCTGTCACTTCCCAGGTATATGTTACTGCCATGGTTTCCTCTTATGATTTTGGATATTTAGCTTTAACTGCTAGACAAGCATCGATATATGCCTGGATCTGTGCCTGATCACCTTTAACGATACCGTCGAGATATTCTTTAAAGTCTGGATATTCATCCGCTCTTAGACGTTGATATTCTTTATTGTTAAAATCTGTCTCAATGAGATCATACTCAAATTCAATTTCTTCTTTTGAAGGTTTGCTGATAGTTTCATCTGCAAATTTTAGAGAGTCGTAATCTGTACCATCAAGACTAAAACCAGCACCTGGTCTTAACTTATTGATCGCCTGACAATAAAATATTGGGTTATTATGCATAATAGAGAACTCCTAGAGTGTTTGAACCTTCGCCATCAGCAGACCAATAAGGTGTTTGCCAGGTACTACCGCCTATTGAATTTCTGGCTTGTATTTTTACTGTGTGACCACCTGATCCTACATCAGCGTGCCACCATCCTGGTGTAGCACCAGCACAATTAGCTTCATGTTGTCTTCCGCCAGTCCACCAGTAACCAATCTGCGATCCATCCATCAGTATTCTGAAAAAACCACGAACGGCACCAGATTCATAACCCATACTAACAAAAAACATCACCATACATCTTTGTGACACACCGGCGGTAAAAGTCATTGACAGATGATCGACCCATCCAGAGTCTCCTCCTAATGATTGTGCGCTATTTCTATATGTGCAATCCATAGTTAAACGACCGCTAGAAGCCAGATTACCAGATGTTATTATGCTAGAAGGTAATCCTCCTGCTGCTAATCCAGTTATATTTGTATTTAGTATTGATATAGCCATTTAAAATCTTTCATGCATAGTAAAACACACCAAGCAAACTTGATGTATAACCATCGACTGACCAATAATTTATTTGCCAAGTAGTGCCGCCAACAGAGTTTCTTGCCTGAACTAAAATTGTGTGTGTTCCTGCTGCAACATCTGCAAAATAACAACCACCTGATCCGCTACCACCGTTATTATTAGACTGTCTTCCACCACACCAGTTATAACCTATCTTTGAACCATTTAACACAAATCTATAGAAACCTTGAACAGCACCAGACTCATAGGTGCATCCGCCACCGAACCAAAATATGGCTCTAGATGCAACACCTGCTGTAAATGTAGTAGAAAGATGATCCTGCCAACCAGAATCTCCACCTAATGAATGATTGGTAGTTCTAGCAGCAGAATGAAATGCCATTCTACCTGATGATGATAGACTTGTTGATGTGATTACACTACTTGGTAATCCACCAGAACCTATACCAGTAATAGTTGTGTCTAAAAGTTGTATAGCCATTATGCGTAATACAGTGCAGTTAGCATGTTTACTCCTTCGCCATCAGCAGACCAATAAGGTGTTTGCCAGGTTGAACCTGGTACATTTCTAGCTTGAATTTTTATCGTATGTGCAGCAGCAGAAACATCGGCAAACCACAAGCCGCTTCCGGAATGACCATTATTTCCTGCAGATTGTCTCCCACCACACCAGTTATAACCTATTTTAGATCCATCTAATACAAATCTATAGAAACCTTGAACAGCACCGCTTTCCCAAGTAACACCAGGCATAAAAAAGAACATAGCACGAGAAGCAACTCCAGTTGTAAAAGCAAGAGACACATGATCTTGCCAACCAGAATCTCCACTCAATGATTGTGCTGAGTTACGGATAGCAGTAGTTATAGCAAGTCTACCGCTTGAAGCATAATTACTAGAATTGATAACACCTGCTGGTAATCCTCCTGCTGCTAGTCCAGTTAAAGTTGTATCAATAATAGATATTGGCATTATTCGCCTTTTAACTTTTTGATATCTTGTCTTAACTCTTTGATTGCTTCAACCAACAAAGGAACAATTCTTTCGTATTGAACTGTTAGATAGTTCTCTCCAGATTTTGATATATCAATTCCATCTACTGTATTGACATCAAACGGAGCTGGTTTAACTGCATGAGGAAGAACTTTCTGAACATCTTGTGCGGACAAACCAACTTGAATATCATCGGAAGTAAACCCAAATGATTTTGCTAGATCATTATTTGTATAGAAGAATCCACTTAGATGATCTACTTTGTCTAATGCATTGTCGATAGTTTGTATTTTAGTTTTTAAACGTTGATCAGAATAATAAGATGTTATTGCGTTAGTTGCTCTGATTTCACCTGCTGTACCCGAAGCAGCCGTTCCTATACCAAGCGATGCGATTTGGACACTGTTTAAGACAGATGTTGATGCTGGATCAACATAATAACCGGTATTATCTGAATCATAGAAGATTGGTGATCTGAAACTATAACCTGTGGAAACAAAACCATCGGTGTTAATGTTCATTGCAATTGCGCCTGTTCCGGTTAAATCGGAACTTGAACCATTTACCCAAAATCTCATTCCGGCGCTTGCGGTTGAGTAATCAACGCCAATACCTGAGTATTTGGTACTCGAAGAATTGAATACAAGAACAGGAAATGTAGCAGACAACATCATACTTCTGTTCCAACCAGAAGTCATAGCAGTACCGCCGTTATTTACAAAGGTACCGTTTAGATTTGAACCAGTCGCTGGATCTACATAATAACCAGTGTTGTTAGAATCATAAACAATAGGGGTTCTGATATCTGTCGGAACATAAACATTAGAACCGGTAACATACATAAACTGAGTAACACCATTATAGAAATAAGAATTTATAGCACCAACGTCTGTGCCGAAAAAGTATGTATTTGATACGCCGTTTAGAACAAATGAACCACCACTATCAATTCTAACAGATGCTTTACCAACACCACCAAAACTAAAACCTAATGCAGATTGTGTACCGGAAGCAGGGTTTTCTAATGTTAAATGTGTACCAAGAATTGCTGTGCTATTAGAAGTGATAGAAACAGTTGGCTTTCCGGTTAATGTTCCACCAGAAAGGGGTAAAGCACTATTAGCCTTAGCAAAGGCGGCATTACTTACCACAAAGGCGGAATTAACCGCCGCATATATGGTATTGGAGAAAGTAAATTCAGCGTTACCGGCCGCAAAGGCAGCGTTAGCCACACCAAAAGCCGCATTACTCACCGTATAGTCTGCATTAGAACTTGTATAAACAGCATTGATAGAAGCAAATGCACTATTGACCGCAGCATAAACAACATTGGAACTTGTGTATGCTAAGTTTGCTGTATTGAAAGCTGGCGCTATCTGTGGTCCAACGTTATTTGCAGCATTGTAAGCAGCATTGGCAGTATTGAAAGCAGGAGCAATTTGAGGAGCAACATTGTTAGCTGTGGCATAAGCGGCATTAGCAACTGTGTAGATGTTATTGACATATCCGCCAGTTGGTGTATTGAACCAACCACCGGCATCATACATCTCCACTGTACCAGTATCGGTATTATAACGAATAAGACCTGTTTCTGGTGATGCTCTCTGTGCAGTGGTGCCAAAAGGTAACTGAAAGCCACCATTTGCTCTGACACGAACGACATTGTTACCGGTATATTCGATACGGTTTGATTCAGTTGATTCAAAGATGATATTGGCTACAGCGAGTTTTGACAACGACCAGTCCTTTTTATTGTATTTATACTGCTAATTCTACCCAGTTCATTGTTTCTTCATTCCACACATATTGCTTACCATCAGAAGGATAAGCAACTGGTGCTTCCCATGTCCATGTTGTATTGTTTAGTGTCCATGATGGAAATGGTGATGCTGGATAGAACACATCGTTTGTTCTATCATAAACATGACCAATACCAGCGTAGTTGCCTCTTAAAGCAACACCACCATCAGGATTACCATCTTGACCATAATGAACACCACCACGAGTGTTATATGATGTTTGAATCCATTCACCTGGTGATGAATCAACGAATGTATCAAAAAAATCTGGTTCAGCAACAATAACTTGCATCACCTTTCCATCTAAAACTTTTGCAAAATGTGCCATTATCTTTTTCTCCTAATTATGCTGTAAACGTGCTTGAACTTGTAAATGTGTGAACTGTATAACCACCAGATGATGTAACGGTTCCGCCTGATCCTCTTTGTGCACCTAAGTATCTAATGATAACAATACCTGATCCACCAGCATTAACACCAACGGTTACAGATATACCCATACCACCGCCACCTGAACCAGTATTTGTTCCACCAGCACCTCCATAACAGTTACCGAGTGAAGATGATAATACACCATTACCACCAGAATTTAATGCAGATCCACCACCTGTGCCGGCACTACCACCACTATAGTTAGCACCACCGCCACCTCCGCCAATACCACCATTGCCGGCAACACTACTTCCTCCTTGAGCACCTCCGCCACCACCAGCAGCCCAGTAAAGACTTGATCCGTTAATAGCGTTTAATATACCTGCTCCACCATTTCCTGATGATGATGTTCCGGTGTTATTTCCACCAGCAGCACCTGCACCGCCGCCGCCCCCAGTTGTATAAGGTGTCGTTGAATTGGTATTATTTCCACCAGCATTGCCTTGACCTGCTGTACCAGAACCACCACTTCCAGCAGGCCATCCAGCGCCACCGCCAGATCCTCCAGAAGCACCTGTTGTTGTGCCGCTATATGCACCACCACCGCCTCCGCCAATTGCAGTACCTAAATTACCTAACGAACTGTTACCACCACTACCACCGGTAGCACTACTACTAGCAGCGCCTGAACCAGCAGCACCTACAGTTGCGGTAAGAGAAGTACCAGGAACAATAGTTGATGTTCCCGCTATATAACCTCCACCTCCACCGCCACCAGCACTACCACCGCCACCACCACCAGCAACAATCATGTATGTGATAGTATAAGTTGTGACTATGTTTTGCCAACTATTGGATGAGGTGTCGTAAAATTCTGGTACAGCAGTTGTGCTATTCAATCTGACCATACCGATAGCACCAACCGGCCTTTGTGCAGTTGTTCCAACAGGTAGTCTTAGATGTGAAGTTCCTAAACCGAAATCGCCGTTACCAGTAACACTTAGATTACCAGCAAATGTACCGCTTGTATTAGCAAGAGCAGTATTTGCTTTAGCAAAAGCAGCATTGGAAACACCATAGACAGTGTTGGTGACGGTCCAATTAGAATTGACAGAAGCATAGATTGTATTGCTTAATACATAATCCGCATTAGAACTAGCATAGACAGCATTAGCAGTATTATAAGCAGCATTAGCAGTATTATATGATGTGGATAATACTGAAACAACATTCTGACCACCAACTAAGAGGGTAGGATTGGATATGTTTGCTGCACCAGCAACGTCTAATTTATATACTGGTGATGCTGTACCAATACCTACATTACCTGTAGGATCAATACGCATACGCTCGGTAGTGTTGGTGCCCATAATTAAACGACTAGTCGTACCAGACGCCATGATATTAAGATCAGAATCAACCACAGTGCTAGATACGTTTGAAACTACAGCGGATATTGCACTTGAATTGCGAACAGTTCCGGTAGTATCATATCCCCTGAATAGCAAGGTACCTAAATAATCACCTATTGCTACGTTTGCTGTACCACCTCTAGATTTTTGCACAATATAGTAACCACTCGTAGTATCGTTTGTTTGATTCCACATAAGTATTTGCGGCGCAAAAGCGGAATTAGCAGTAAAGAAATTTTGAGCAGAATTTGCTACGTGAAAATTACTCAATGGTGAGGTAGTGCCGATACCGATATTACCATTAGCAACATAAAAGTTTGTTGCTACAGCACCAGAACCAACGTAAATAGGATCACTGTAACCATAATTGATATATAGTGAACCGTTTGCTGTGCCTGGTGACGCCTTACCAGAAATAAATCTTGTTCTTAGAACATCAGCATTTTCGCTGGTAAGATATAGTTTTCCAGGAATATTAAGGTTACCAGCAAAATACACATCACTTGTATTAGCAAGAGCCGCATTTGCTTTAGCGAAAGCTGAATTAGAAACAACATAGTCGGCGTTAGAACTTGTATAAACAGCATTAGCTAAAGTATATGCTAAGTTAGCGGTCAAGTAGGCAGGTGTGACCTGAGGTGCCACATTGTTAGCTGACGCAAAAGCAGCGTTAGCAACGCCATAGACAGTATTGGTAACTGTCCAGTTTGAATTGACTGAAGCAAAAGCTGAGTTAGACACAGCATAGGACGCATTCGCAGCATTGAATGCTGTTACGAATGCGGTGTTCGCAAAGTCAAAAACCTGAACACCGGTGATTGTGTTGACGTTAAGTGTTGACAACAGTTAATCCTTATGGTTTTGGATATTTATCTTTCACTGCCTGAATTGCTGTTTCCCAGTTATCAGTACCATTTACTTTATCCCAATAGAGCATATCAAGTTGATCTGCAATTGGCGGATACTCTGGCTGACGATCTCTCTTATACTGTTCTGATAGCCAAACTTGATGTAGGCGATCACACTCTGCTTCTAGTTCAGCTAGTGATGGCTTTGGTTTGTCAGATGACATCCAGTTTAAACCTTCATAGCTATCACCGTTAAGTGACCACTGTGCGCCTGGATATAGTGAAATTAATGCTTTAGTTAAGTCTCTCATGATTTTTCCTCTTACTGTGCTATTTCCATTACTGTGATTGATGATGCGGTTCTAGCATCAGATAATGAATCTCTATCTGACTGTGTTCTATTCACATATACAGTCGAACCCTCACTTTTTATTTGTATGCTGTAAGTAACTGTTGATATTGTTCCTGGCGAATCTAAAAAAACACCACCTGTAGTCGGAGAAATGAAACTCGTTCCAATACTCAAAGGCGAGTTCTACTGCGTCATTGACTTGCTCATCATCCACGTTGATTTGAACAACTGGATAACCAAGCTGGCGCAAACAAAACTCTTTTAACTCTTCTTTGTTAGCAGGTTTGTTAAGTGACATTTAATCGACCTTGTATATCTGATCGTTAGACGGTGATGATGGAAATGTAAGTGCCATTTATTACCTTTTTGGATATTTAGTTATTCGTATAAAACGTTAATTGATCCAGCGTCGAATGTGTCAGTACCGTTGACTGTCGTAAGACGAACTTGCGTAAGAATGCCAGATAAAGCCACGCTTCCTCCACTAAAAAAAACATATCCTTGGGAAGAATCGCCTAAAGTACATTGTTGAACCCATTTATAAGTTGAAGCGTCAACTAAAGATATGATCATTGAACCATGCATTACTTGTGCGGCGCTACCAATTATTAATATAAATCCTGCAGTACTGTTGAGTCCACCGTTTGTTGCTCCGTTATATGAACCTGAGCCCAAATATCCACTAGTAGCAAAACCACCAGAAGTACCAAGCCTAACTAACCAGTTACTTGCTCCTCCGCTAGAAACTCCGTAAAACATAAGATTAATCCTCTTCACGCCAGAGGGAATACCGGTAAAATCAACAGTTGCACCAGTAGCAGATTTTACAGTCTGAGTATTAACCACACCAACAGTGTTTACATTACTGCCATCAAGAGTAATAGCCATCTCATCCCTCACAAGTTATAGCAAGAAGATCATCTAAGGTGCTTGCTGAATCCGCTAACTTAGTGACATCACGTAAGCGATTCTTCTCAGCAACGATTGCCTTAGTATCAGCACCAGTCTCCTGTGCCTTCATAAAAAGAACATCTTGTGTAGCAAGTAAAGGTTCACGTTCCCTACGGAGACGGTTCTTTGTGATCTCTTGTGCCTTAGAAAAATTAACCGTTACGCTCTTTGCGTATATCTCCCAGGCATCTGTAAACTCTGGGTGTTCTGGTAATAGAGTTGTGCTTGTTATCCGAGCAAATTTACCGAGACCGCCTTTGGCCAAAATTTCCTCGGCAGTAAACTCACCGGAAGGAGAGGTAATAGCAACACCACCCGCTTCGTTTTGT